GAAGTCGGCGTATGAAGGACTTGAGCTAACGATAGGGCAAAACCTTAACAGTGCCCTACGAGGGCTGACCCAGGCCGCTACAGAGAACATTCGAGCCCTTGCACGCAACCCGTTGCTCCAGTCCGGCACCAAAGCCTTATTGGATGGAATACACCGCGGGATAGAAGATATAGGCCTGGCCTGGGACCAACTAACTGCGGTCGTTACTTCGTCAGCAGATGGCGCAGGCATTTGGGGAGATGCATGGCAGACGGGTATCCAAAGTGTTATTAAGTGGACCAAGTTTCTCTGGGAGCAGTTTGTTGTCGGCGGTCCAGCTAATCTCAAGCTGGCCGTTACCTTAATGATTGCAGGGTTCGACAGACTTAGGATCGGCCTTGTTGAGATTGTAAGAATCACTATGTTCCTAATGCTTACCCGCATTAGGGAATTCCAAATCAATGCCGTCCGCCAGTTCGAGTTAATAGCCCCATCCGTACAGCGAATATTTACGGCCATGGGCCATGCCGTCGGTGATGTTTTCGACAGGCTTAAAATAACAATCGGCGATGCCATTGATTCGTTGATTGGTTTGGTCCAGCAAAAGGTATTTGGCATTGCCCGAACGTTAGCGAGCATGGGCTTCGATGACATGGCCAGAGATATTTCCGATATGGGAATAGCGATGGGCAAGTTTGCTACGGCCGGCGATGCAGCTAGAGAGTCAGCCAAAGCCAATCAGCTTGTAAGGGAGGCCGAGCTAAAAGCAATCGACGACGTTATTGCGGCCATCCTGAAAGACGCTGATGAGAAGCTACGCATTGCCAGGGAAGTGTCGGACGCGCTGATAAGGGAAACTGAGGAGGTTGCAGAAATACAGAAGCAGGCCAGCCGGGATGCAGTGGCCGGAGCAATAGCAGAACGCGACGCAACGATCGAAGCGATTAAAGCTTTACGCACGAAGCGCAAAGAGATTAAGGACGGCAACGTAGACGAGCTCGCACAAGGCCTCGGCAAGAGTGGTGTTGCTGCGATGGCCGACGAGGGCGTGGAAGCGTTCGAACGTCTTAGCGATACATCCAAAATGGTTGTGGAAGGAATAACAGACGGCATTGCTAACATGGTTGCAGAAGGAAAGCTAGATTTCAAATCCTTGGCCAACGCAATTATTGCTGACCTAATACGTATCCAAATCAAAGCAGCGGCAATGGAGATATTTACTGCCATAATAGGAGGCCTTGGAACTAATACTACTACGACGACAGGGTCGGCTTCCGGTAATGCAAATGCAGGTACCGCTCTTTCAAATATGTTCCCGGCTTCTAGTTCAGCCCCGCCCCCTATTAACGCGGCGCAGGGTGCCAGTTTTATAGTGAAGGGACACGGCGGAACTGACAGTCAACGTGTAGTTATAAATGCCACCCCTGGAGAAACGATAAGCGTTAGCACGCCACAGCAACAGCGTATCGCAGTGGCCCAGCATTTACTTACATCCGGCCAAGCTGCAAACGATGATCGTGTTGCCGAACCCAAAGAACGTCCCGTTCGCAATGTAATACGTCGCACGTTCGGCCGTGTAGCAAGTGAGATGTCTGAGGAACCTGTTGAGACTAAGGGCAAGCAGGTCAGCAACGTTGTTCGTCCTAAGTTTGGTGAGGCCGCAAGCATTTTAATAACCGATGCACCTCCCCTACCAAACGCTTCGGGAGACAGGATAAGCGCCACCCCTCACATTGACCCGCAGCGTAGGGAAGCGGCCTCGGCTCGGGAAGAAGTAAGCACTCTGCGGCAGGTAGGCTTCGGCACACCGCAGCTTGACGCCCACCGCATGTTGCAACAAAGTACATCGGACAACACACGGGAGCGCGCAGCTCACCTTATAGAAAAAGATGCAGGTGCATTTGTTAGCCAAGGCCAGTTGTTGCATGCAGCACAAGGCGCCGAGTTTAAGGTAGGCGGGGCAGGCAGCAGGGACAGCCAAATTGTAGCGTTTAAGGCCTCGCCTGATGAGACCGTTTCCATACGCACACCGCAGCAACAAAAGAAAGGCGAGAGCTCGGACGAGCCAGTCAATGTCAACTTTGTTGTCAACAACTTTTCCGATTCTAAAGTTGAGGCCAAGCAAGGGCAGGCACCCGACGGAAGCGTATTGATTGAGGCTACAATAAGCGCAGTGACAGCAAACATCGGACAGAACGGTGAAGTGTTCCAGGCCTTCCGTGCCAGGCAGACTTTGCAGAGGAGATAGACGGTGTCGGAAATTTCATTACTGCCAGAGACCAGCATACTGCTGACAGAGTACACGCTGCTCGCGCACGTTGAGCCGACCACTGCGATACTGCCAGCAACCGATCTAACGCTGGTTCCCAATGCGTTGAAAGCTATTACAGTCTCAAGCTGGCCTAGCACGCTGCCACAGTATTTCCTCGACGATGGTAACTACATGGAGGCGCCGTTCCCGGCCACCATGGAAAGCCCATCCGACTCGGGAGTTTACAAGACCCGCAAACGTTTCACAGGCAAGTTCAATTTGTACACTGTGACGATATGGTTGGAGAGCAATACCGAGCATACAATCTTTATGAACTTCTACTATGGCCAGGCCGATCAAGGCAATTCGGTGTTCACTATTCCTGTGCCTAGTACAGCAGGAGCAAAGGCCGTGCGCTTCGTGCCAGGCACGTTGTCTATAGTATCGGACGGCGGTGCAGGTTGGAAGGCAACGTTCCAGCTTATACAAGAACCGGAGGCCGTGTAAATGCCCCGGCAACTAAGCAGCGAGGCCGTCCGATCGTTACTCGGAGAACACACCCAGGAAGTGTTCTTGATAACGCTAAGGATCTCCGGCACTGGCTTTGCCCCTCTATACCTTGTCAACAACTTGGAAAGCATTACTGTGGAAGGCCAGGTCTACATACCCTTCCCGTTTTCCATTGTGCTTCCCAACGAGTCGAAGGACAAGCCTCCTCGAGCAACACTGCGCATTGACAATCTCTCGCAGGAGATTATTGAGAAGCTTCGTTCGTTGCAAGGACGGCCGACGTTTGAATTGGCAGTTAGGCTGGCCAGCACTCCCGATGTAATTGAGGTAGGGCCGATCACTTTGGATTCGTCCGCCGCTGACTGGAACGACACGTGGGTGGACCTAACGCTGACTTCAAAGAACTTGTTGAACGAACCCTGGCCGAGCAAAACATTCAGCCCGATTAGTTACCCGGGACTCTTCCAATGATCGACGCGCAAACATACATGGAATGGTCGGCCAACAACGACATGACCAACGAGACTTGTTGGACGTTTGTTAGCAAGGTATTGGCCGAGGTGTTTCTCATCGAGTTGCCGGAACTGCGTTGCCAGGCCTCAATACGCGAGCATGAGAAGGAAGTTATCAAACAACAGCAATTGAATGGGGACTGGAAGCAAGTGGCGTCTCCCGAAGAAGGCGATGTTGTTTTGTTACTGCTTGGGGGATCCAGGCCGCACGTTGGAATTATGATCGGCCGCACGCTGTTCCTACACTTTAGCGAATCGGACAAGACAGTGAAGCTTGGCCAAAGCAATGACATACATTGGAGAAATAGGGTTGAAGGATTCTACCGCCATGCTCCCTGTTAAGTACGAAGCGCCGGCCACTTACCGCGTCTACCTCGTCCATAACGTTTTTAAGAAGGATCCTGTCTTTGCAGACATTCCTGCCGACGTTGAGCTGTGGGACTTGCTTGGGAAGCCGAAGGATCCGACTACCCTATACGTTGAGGTAGATGGCGAGGCCATACCCTCCGACCTGCTGCACATAGCAGAGGTAAGGCCAGGCCAGCTTGTAAACATTAAGAAAATTCCGCAGGGCGACGACGACGACTTCCTGCGTATCCTGTTGCAGGTGATTGTACTTATAATCTCCATCTACTACCCTCCCGCAACAGGCTTGGGAAAGTTCGGCCAAGCAGTTTTGCAGGCTGGGATACTAACAGCAGGCCAGCTTCTTATAAATGCTCTTGTCCCGTTCGAGCAACCCGAACCCACCGGATCCATTACCTCGCCGCTAAACAACATTGGAGCAACTAGGAATAGGCTAGAACCGTTTGCTGTTGTGCCAAGGATCTTCGGCAAGGTAAGACAGTGGCCCCCGTATGCGGCCAATCCATTTACCGAACCTATGGGAAATGATGTTTGGCTGAATGCCTTGTTCTGCATAGGCGAGGGTTACAAATTTGACATATCGGATTTACGGATTGGCACGACCGACATAACCGACTTCTCAAACATCAGCATTACCAAAACAACCGATCCAGACTTCCCTGATGTCTTCCAGGAAAACCTAAACATCACTTTGGAGCAATCGGCGCCAGCCCCGAACGGGGACGAGACAATCAAAACAACACAGGCCAACACTACTAGGGTGGCCATTGATATTGCCTTTCCCCGAGGCATTGTTAAGTACAACGAGAAAGGCGAGCGTGAGATATTCGGAATAGATTTCAGTGTCGACTATCGGGAGAATGGCACAAGCGGCGAATGGAGAAGCGCAAGCTTTACGGATTGGAAGTCGCAGACCAAT